ATTGCACCAAAAATAACATGGAATGAATACATTATGAATGGTATAGCGAAAATGCTCTTAAAAATGAAACAAAGCATAAACTCAGTCATTATGAGAATAGCACCAAAGCAAGTCAAGCGCTGGACATTAGAAAAATATAAAGACAAAGTCAAAAATGTCCAAATAAAAACACACGTAATTAAATCACTAACATTCATAGAAACCATATATGAAAACATTTATGATCTAACAGAAGGGATATTCATTGCATTGAGTGCTCACAACATAGCCAATATGATAGAAATATACTGCCAAGCGATTAGAGGCTATTATAATAAGAGAGGTTGTGACATAATTCATCAAGAAAAACAGTTTAGATATTCATCCACATGTCCAGGAAATCAAGCACTGTATGGAGGGCAATTCAACCCAAAAGCAGAGAAATTATTAGAAGAAGGATTTGAAGTCAGGACAATGATAAATGGAGAGAAGTCAATAAAATGGACAGGCACAAACATACCAAAACATTTACTGGAAGAAGGGCACCTTGAAGAAAAGAAAAATGTCTTTAGATGCAATAGAGATCTTGATTCAAATGTTATGACAAAAGGGCCCAATTTTGACATGTTTCCTTGTCAATATCATAAGTGCGCAACAACACAATATCTTGCGCTGTGTAGAATATTGGGGTATGTACCAAAACCTGATCCAGAATGCATGGCAGAGTATACCAAGTGGTTCAAAGAAGAATATTTACAAGACTTAATCAAGAAAGTACGGTGGTCAGAGGACGAAACAACAGTCAATGATTGGTGGCAAAACCAGAAAAGCAGAGTCAAACAAGAAATTACAAAACTGGTAGAGACAGAAGCTCTCAAGTACAAACCATTGTCAACATATAATATACAAGTTAAAACAGATGAATTAATGATAAATGTGTGTTCTGTTAATAGACCAAGACCAGTGCAAGCAATCTGTGATGAAGATAAGTGGAGATCAAAGGTCATATATAAAATGACAAAAATGTGGAATGAAATCGATTATAGTGCATCAGGTGGTGAATCATGGGAAGACAATGCCAAGAAAGTGAGTATGATTCTAGGAGCAGTCAATGACTATGTGGTAATTAATGGCGATTTATCATCAAATGACGCAACACAATCATATGAAGAAAGAATGGAGACAGACTTGCTATATTTCCAACTACTATGCGAAGAATTTGATGTTGACTGGGTACCGCATTTTGAACACTTCAAATCGCTAAAGAGGGGGGTGAGTAGCCAAAGTATGTATTTCGTAAATGGATTATACCTGAAACTCACACTCAAAGGAAAACAAGGCACAGGGGACAATGACACGTATGTAGCAAACACCAAAAGAAACATCGCAAGACTGAGATGGATGTGCACAAAATTATGTGGTTTGAAGGAAGTAACAATGTACCGGAATAGAAATGGTGATTGGCAAATTAGAGCAGGTGACTACGGACTAGTTGTATCAG